AATAGGGTGGCTGCGGCCCACGAAAGTGGAAACCGAGTCCTAAGATTTTCATTAATATTCTCGCGTGACAATGAAATTATTTATTGCATCGCAACTTGAAAATATTATGAAAGCTGTAGGTGCCATGGTCTTGAGAAATCAAGGCCGGCCCGTGATATCTTTCCTGATTTCTCAGGTTAGAGTCCGGGTAGGATCTATGCGTTTAGGTTACGTCAAACCAATTATTACTTTCTGTCGTTACTGTTCCCACACTGCGAAGCACCAAGGCCTTAAGGGACTTGTGGTTACACTAAAGGTATTAAACACATCTTTAGCGCAGTCCATAGCACGGGATTTAAATTCCTTCCCTGCTACTCCTAGAGTGCACCGAGGGCAATTGGGTCTACCGACGATAATTCCTGTACTTCACAGACAGCGAATTGCTCGAGGGGACCCGGTGATTATCTCCTACTGGTTTACACTATTCTCTATTTATAGAGTAATAGAGTTCCCGGGGAAGATATCACTGAATTCTATTACCGATTCAGGTAAGGATCTTTCTAGATTCCTTCCTGACTGGTCGCAGTTTTGCGGTCGGTTCTGGTTAAAGCTGGCGCAATTCCAGCCTAAGCTAGCTGAGGATTTGGACGAGAGTCCAACCTCACTCCTTGCCAGATTTCGAGTCTCACCTTTTCTCATTCCGAGATCAACTTCGACGAATGATTTATATTTGTCTACGTCTCCCTTCGGGGTGATGGCGGCAGCTATAGCCTGGTCTAAATCTGAGTTACTTCCCTTCTTTCGAGAATGGCTCTTGTTAACTAAGAATACGAGATTCCTCAATTGGTTTGATGAATTTCGATCTATAGCTCCGACTCTTATGTCAGATGAAGCCATGAAAATGGGGGAGTCTGCATATCCGTCGAGCTTAGGTAAGCTGGGTTTAAAAGATGAGCCTGCGGGTAAAATCCGTGTATTTGCTATGGTCGACTGTTTCACTCAATGGGCAATGAACCCATTGCATGAATACCTGTTTTCCATCTTGAGATTAATCCCTCAAGATGGGACATTCGATCAACTTGCTCCTATCGCACTTTTACATGCGAAGGGTCACCGACATTTTTGGTCTTTGGACCTATCGTCGGCCACGGATCGTCTTCCAATTCTCCTTCAAGGCGCCTTATTGAGTCGGCTTATTACCGCTCATGGGGCTAACCTTTGGATGAGTCTTTTGGTAGGTCGTACTTACGCGCTTCCTCGGAGAGTATTATTTACACTCGATGAGGATTCACCGCGATTTGTTAAGTACGCAGTCGGGCAACCAATGGGGGCTTTAACTTCCTGGGCCATGTTGGCCTTGACTCATCACGCCATAGTTCAACTATCGGCGGAGATAGCAGGAAGAGTAAATGGTAAAGATTGGTTCCAGGACTATGCTCTCCTAGGAGATGACATAGTGATAGCTGATAAAGCAGTCGCAAACACATACCTTAAGTTAATGGCTGGTTTGGGAGTTGGTATCCAACTTTCTAAATCGGTTCATGATACCTCTGGGTATGGGGTACTAGAGTTTGCTAAAAGAATTTTCTTTAGAGGTCACTCTGTTGGCCCTGTGGCCCTATTGGAGGTTCTTGCTGCTGCTGGTTCATTGCCAGCGTGGTTGGAACTTGTGAGAAATCACAAGTTATCTCTAACTCAAGGTTTGATGGCCTTGGGGTTTGGATACCGATCGGTATCTAGAGTAAACCAACTATGGACAGCTTTACCGCGTAGATTGCAAGGGTACGTAGTTAGTTACTACGGACCTGGAGGACCGGGTTATGATGGAGATATCCTTAAGTGGATGTCTACTGGTCGTTTAGATTCTCAGATTCCTGATATCCAATGGACTAAGGATCTGGCGGCATCTATCTTAGATCGAGTAAGAGATTTACTCCCTCGAGCTAAGGCCTTAACTAAACTAGTTGAGGTAGACAGAACCCGGGCTCACTATGGGACCGCGAGATGGGAACCATGGCAATTGCCTAAGTTCTTGTTCGTGGGGGATCCTCAGTACTCAGGATCCAATTGGTCTAAGGCCGTTAAAACGAACCCAGATGCTATCTGGTTAGTACGTGACCCGAA